TGGAATCAGTCAGAAGCTCTACTTAATATTGCTAAGGCTAAAACAGAAGAACAAAGAGCTGCTGCTGAAGTTGCATACAAAGAAGCTAAAGCTGCTGAAGCTTTGGCAGGTAAACCTGCTACAGAAAAATCTGAGGCTACACAGCCTATAGAGTATTTAACTTTAGTTGACACGCTAAAAGATTCGTATGAGCAGTTTACTAACAGTGCTATTGAACAGATTAACAACAAAGTTAACGATAGCATTAACCACATTACACAAAGACAACAAATGTTTCAGATTGACCCGCTTAACGCTAAGTTAGACGCAATACTGCAACAACAAGGTAATATGGCTCCACAAGCTCCACAAGAGCAGACTCCTCCTGATTTAACTATAGAACGTGGCCCTGACGGTAGGGTAGCGTCTATAGGAGGACGACCTGTGCGTAGAGGAGACAATGGTGAACTGCGAGGTGTTGAATAATGGCTAGTACCTATACTTCAAATTCTGGAGTCGAGAAACCAGGGATTGGTGACCAATCAGGAGAGTGGGGTACTACAGTCAATACCAATATGGATATATTGGATAGGGCTATTAACGGTGTAGGTGTTATTACTTTATCGGGAACAACACATACACTAACGACTACAGACGGAGCATTGTCAGACGGACAATACAAAGTTCTTGTTCTAAGTGGTAGCCCTAGCGGTACAAATACTATAACCATTAGTCCTAATGACCAAGACAAGTTATATTTTGTAGTTAACAATAGTGGGCAGACTGCTACGTTTTCTCAAGGCTCTGGAGCTAATGTTAGTGTTGTTAACGGCGATACTAAAATTATATACGCTGACGGAGCAGGGTCTGGAGCAGCAGTCACAGAATTTGCATCTGAAGCAGATGCGTTAGAAGGGATTACAGCAGGTACAGTTTCTGCATCTAAAGCAGTAATTGTTGACGCTAATAAAGATATTACAGGTTTCCGTAATGTTACTCTTACAGGAGAGTTAGACGCTGGAAGCTTAGACATTTCTGGTAATGCTGATATTGACGGCACGCTTGAAGCTGATGCCATGACGTTAGATGGCACAGCAATTACTACTACAGCCACGCTATCCACAGGAATTAGTAATACCAACGTACCTGTATTTACAACTGGCGTAGCAGACGATGACTTTTTAAGAGTTGCTGGTACTTCTATAGAAGGCAGGTCAGCAAGTGAGGTTTTATCAGATATAGGCGGTCAGGCATCTTTAACCTTTGGAATATCTAATACTAATGCAGTAAAGATAGACAGTGCTAGTGTAGCCGATGACGAATACGCAAGGTTTACTGCTAGTGGACTAGAGAGCAGAAGTACGGCAGAGGTGCTGTCTGACATTGGGGCATCTCCTGTTGCGGGGTCTAGCTCAATCGTAACCACTGGAGCTTTGGACGCTGGAAGTATTACATCTGGCTTTGGAGCGATAGACAATGGCTCGTCAGCTATTACAACTACTGGAGTTATTACAGGCGGTACAGTAGAAGCTACAACTGATACAGCAGCAGGAGACAACGCTGCACTCGGCTATACAGCCGCAGAAGGACTTATCCTTACGGGTCAAGGTTCAACATCAGATGTGACTATCAAGAATGATGCCGACGCTACGGTTATTTCTATACCAACAGGTACGACACAGGTAGGTATAGGCACAACTACGCCGAGCGCAGAATTGGGTTTCCCCATAGGCAATGACGTAGAAATATCACAAGTTGCTGTGACAGCCCACCAAGCAGGAAACGCTGGATACATAGGCTTAACTATAGCTGATGGAGGTGGACACGCAGGTTTTTTTGTTAATAACTCACATGATGGGACATATTCTGACCAGCACTTAACTTTTAAAACCGGCGAAGGCGGTGTTAGTGCATCTACGGAACGTATGCGAATAACACCAAACGGCAAAGTAGGCATAGGCACAACCACCCCTGATTCTTATACTTCTGACACTTTAGCTATCTCTAGTGGCGACCAAGGCGGTATGACCCTTGTATCCGCAGACAATGTTGAAAACTATATAAGCTGGGCTGATGGAACAAGTGGAGGCGCACAATTACAAGCTGGCTACATTGGCTATAATCACGCCAGCAATTATATGAGATTCGGAACTGTTGCTACAGAACGTATGCGCATTGACAGCAGTGGTAACTTGTTGGTTAATAAGGCCAACACAACTGAGCACACTGATGGGATAATTTTAAGGGGCAACGCAACCACGGTAATAGCTAGAGATAACGATGCGCTCGCTATTTGGGCAGATAACGCAACGGCAAATACAGGAGGCACAAAAGGTCATATATTGTTTAAGCGTGGAACAAATGCAGTTCTTGTTGGAAGCGTTACATCTACCACAAGCGCAACTTCTTTTAACACAAGCTCGGACTATAGATTAAAAGAAAACATAAACTATACTTTTGATGCAACCACAAGATTAAAACAACTTAAACCAGCAAGGTTTAACTTTAAAGTAAACGCAGATAGTGAAATTGTAGATGGTTTCTTAGCACATGAAGTTTCCAGTATTGTTCCAGAAGCTATTACAGGCGCAAAAGACGCGGTAGACGGCGATGGTAATCCTGTATATCAAAGCATAGACCAAAGCAAACTAGTCCCATTGCTAGTTAAAACAATACAAGAATTAGAAGCAAGAATAACCGCACTGGAGGCAGGATAATGGCTAACACATACACATGGAACTTTGAACAGCTAGATACAGCACCTACGGAGGGTTCGCTGAGTGACGTAGTTAAGTCCATACACTGGCGAATTACTGGCGTAAGTGACACAAGAACCCCAAATAATTCTACGTCAATTTATGGACAAGCAAATATAGGTGATGCAGATGCAGATAACTTTACAGCGTTTAACAGTTTGACTGAGGATTGGTGTAAGACGCAGGTGCTGGCAAATATAGACAAGACTGAAGCAGAGCTAAAAGCTGATATAGATACACAACTTACAGAACTAGATACACCTACATCTGTGGGCAAGTTACCATCATCTTGGTAACAAAGAGATGGATTTAGAAAAACATATATTTGATTGTATTACTAGGGTAGAAGCACATGAAGCTAGATGTGCAGAAAGAGACAAAACAATATTTGCAAGGTTAGAAAAGATAGAAACCCACTTAGAACAATTAAACGCTAAATTGTTTCGAGGTGCGGTAATAATTATAGCAGGAATGACTACATTTATTATTTCGATATTAGGGCCATTTAATTAAATGTCATTTGAACAGTTAGAACATTCGGGGAAAGGTTGGGGAAGAAAAGCTTGGAGTTCTGGAGCTTTTGGTTTTGATGTCCTAGCAGGAACTGTCTCTGAAGATTTAAAGTTTGAACGACTTAAGAAACTTCGTAGACAACAGATTAGAGAGAGGGACGATGAAGAAGTGCTTGCACTAATGATGTTGACAATAATACGAGGTGAATAGTGGATAATAGTGAAATACAAAAATACGAAAAGATGATAGAAACTCTCCACTCGGAGGGTTGGGATTTAATTCGTAATCGTTTAATAGAAATGTTTAACAATCAAAATAACGTACTAGCAATCGGAGATGAAAAAGCTTTCTGGCAAATGCGAGGTTCGTTAGGAATGTTACATCTAATGATTGAGTTTGAGAACGTTTTACAAGCAGAGCTTGAAGGCGCAGACGAGGTACAGAGTGATGTTGAATGATTACAAATGTAATTCTTGTGGGCTAGTACGAGAGTATTGGTCTAAAAATGAAACAGTTAAGTGCAGAGATTGTACTAACACTGCTTCAAAAATTATGTCAGGCGGGAACTTCTCATTACCTGGCATAGATACTGGCTTTCCGACTGCTGCCGATAAATGGGCTAGGAGACACCGGAAAGCTAATCACCATAACTTGAAAGAGTTAGGTATACCCTGTTAATCCCCTTATATAAGGTTAAGATTGGAGAAATAAAATGGCGACAAATCCTATAGTAGAGGCAGAAGAAGATTTTGACAACATTGACAATGTTGAAGATTTGACTCAACGCCTTGGACAAGAACTTAAATCAGAAGAAGAACAAGTTGCAGAGCAACCTACTGAGAACGTAGAAACTGAAGAGCTACCCCCTAAATTTCAAGGGAAAAGTGTAGACGACATTATTAACTCTTACGTTAATCTTGAACAGCAATACGGACGACAAGGTAATGAGCTTGGAGAACTTCGTAAACTTACTGACAGTTTAATTCAAAAAAATCTACAAGAAGATGCCACTAGTCAACGTACAGAGTCTCTTGAGAAATCTCTTTCTGAAGATGACTTTTATAACGACCCGCTTAATGCGGTACGCAAGGTAGTTGCGGAAGCTTTAGAACCCGTTAAGAGTAATCTATCTCAAACACAGGTAGACTCTACAGTACAACGGTTACAAGCCAAACACCCTGATTTAACCGAAGTTGTTAATGACTTAGGTTTTCAACAGTGGATTATGGAAAGCACTCCGCGACAAGATATGTGGGTTAAAGCAAGTAACGGAGATTTTGATTATGCAGACGAACTGTTTACACAGTACAAAGCTATTCAAAAACCTCAAGTGAAAGCGGAGAAAGAACAAAATCAAGCTGTAAAAGAGAAAGAGCTTGAGGCTGCTTCTTCTGTATCTTCTGGCGCGTCACAAGACGCAGGAGCATCATCTAGCAAAACGATTTATCGTAGAGCTGAGTTAGTGCGACTGAAGATTAATGACCCCCAGAGATACAATGAACTACAAGGAGAAATTATGCAAGCATACGCAGAAGGCAGAGTTCGTTAATTTATCCAAGTTTAATTTTAATTTTTTATAGGAGGAATAGGTTATGGCCCTTGGCTCTAATCATATGACGATTACCACTCAGGCGAAGTTTATCCCTGAATTGTGGTCGGACGAAGTAATCGCGGCATACAAGAGTAATCTTGTACTCGCAAATCTAGTTACCCGAATGAACCACGAAGGTAAAAAAGGTGACACCATTCACATTCCTAAGCCAACTCGGGGTGCAGCTTCTGCAAAAGCAGCACAGACTGAAGTTACGCTTATCACTGCGACAGATACTGAGCTTACAATATCTATTGACAAGCACTACGAGTATTCTCGATTAATAGAGGATATCCTAGACAAGCAGGCTTTGTCAAGCATGAGGTCTTTCTACACTGATGACGCTGGTTACTCACTGGCTAAACAAGTAGATACGCACCTTTGGTTGCAATCTTACGCTTTAACTGGCGGTACAGCTAACACTGTATCTTCAGGAACTACAACTGATTTTGGTACTGCAGGTACTGTTATTGGCTCTGATGGAAGCACAGCTTTCAACGCAGGTAGTGACAACGCAGCAGCTTTGGCTGATGCAGGTATCCGTAAGGTAATCCAAACTCTTGACGATGCTGATATACCTATGTCAGATAGATTTCTTGTTATTCCTCCAGTGGAGAAAAAGAATCTAACTGGTCTTGCTCGATTTACTGAGCAAGCGTTTACAGGTGAAGCTGGACCAGGAAACTCTATCCGTAACGGTTTAGTTGGTGATGTATACGGAGTACCTGTATACGTTTCTACTAACTGTCCTACAGATACTGAAGGTTCTCAGGACGCTAGACTTTGCTTGTTAGCCCATAAATCAGCGTTAGTTCTTGCAGAGCAAATGTCTGTTCGTACTCAAACTCAGTACAAGCAAGAGTGGTTAGGTGACTTGTTCACTGCTGACACTCTGTACGGTACGGGTGAACTACGAAACGATGCTGGCATTAAGATTGCTGTCGTTGCTTAATAACCTACGGGGAGGGTAAAACCTCCCCCTTTATTTAGGAGAGTTAATCTTATGTCTAGGTTATCAGGATTTCCAGTTGTTTCGGCAACTTGGGACGCAGCAAGCATAGCAGACGGGGACGAGGTAGCTGTAGACGTTACTGTTCCCGGAGCAGCTTTAGGTGATTTTGCCATGGCTTCTCTATCTGTTGATGTTGCAGACTTAGTTTTAAGTGTAGCAGTTACGGCTGCAAACACAGCTACGGCGGTATTAGCAAATAATACTGGTGGGGCAGTAGACTTAGGTTCAGCAACCTTGCGTGTTCGCGTCATACCATTTGACGTTATGTAATTTAATGGGGGCGAAAGCCCCCGTTTTTAAGGAGGAATCTAATGTCGTCATCTGCGGTTACATTATTAGACGTTGTTAATAAGATTCTTATTCGTTTAAGAGACCAAGCTGTGCTGAGTATAACTAGCACAACAACTGCCACAGGTGGAGCACCGTCTTATACAGATACGATTGTACGATTGCTTAACGACGCAAAACGAGAAGTAGAAGATTCGTTTGATTGGATAGGTTTACAAGAATCTATTACGATTACAACTACCAGTGGCACAAGTTCTTACGATTTAGAAAACTCAAGTCAAGGCATTTACACTAATCAACGTAGTCGAGTGTTAGACGTGTATAACACTACTACTGATGTTAGGTTAGCACCACGACCTTTTGAGTTTATAAGAAAACAGAATCAACTTAGTACACGAACAAATCAAGAACCTTACGCCTACGCAGTATCAGGAGTAAGTGCAAAACAATCATTACAAATAATATTTTACAGCACTCCAGACGCAACATACTCTATGTCTGTAGAGTGTGTAGTACCTCAAGACGATTTAACAGCTAATACAGATTATTTTAAAGTACCTTGGTATCCAGTATACCTAAGAGGTTTAGCTCTCGCTATAAGAGAGCGAGGTGAAGATGAAGGAGAACTAAGTTCTGAAGTACAGCGAGCTTACGAAAAAGCTTTAGGAGATGCTGTAGCTTACGAGCAAAGCCATAAGTGGCAAGGTCAAGGTGGCGGTGATTGGATAGTTTACGGAGATTTCTAAGTAATGGGTAGCAAACTACAGTCTTTAGTTCTTCGTGCTCCAGGTATGTACGGCCTTAACTTTGAAGGGGAAACGTACCAAGAAGCTCCTGTTTTTGCAGAAGTAGCAGAAAACATTGCTTACGACTCTGCAGGACGATTAACCAACAGAAAAGGATTTGATTTATTAACTAACGGACATACTTTTGCTTTGGGATTTGAGTCGTTAGGAAGTAATCCTATTACAACTGTTACAAGTGCAGGGCTTACAGGTCGTATTACAATAGCAGACACTGCTCACGGTCAGTCTACAGGAGACTTTGTAACAATTAGCGGAGCTGCAGACACCAACGGAATTACAGCAGCTCAAATTAATACTCGATTTTCTATTACTGTAGTCGATGCTGACAGTTACAACGTTTACACAGCAGGAACAGCAACCTCAGCTTCGGCTGCAGGAGGAGCAGGAGTAAAAGTTAAGTACGA